CCATTTTTTTAACCAATTTTTTATCTTCTTTAATATCGGAATGTTTTTCTCTATTTTTTTCTGATTTTTTTTTCCCTTTTTTTGCTTCGCTATAAGCAATTGCAACGGCTTGTTTTTTAGGACGGCCAGCTTTCATTTCTGTCTCTACATTCTTTGAAAACCCTTTACGTGTTTTGGCCTTTTCACCTTTGACTAATGGCATTTTTATTTTCTCCTTATTTTATATTTTTTACTTTTCTCTCTTTTGTTTCTATTCCATGCATTTCACTATACGCTTTCTCAATACTTTCTCTTGTGCTCAAACCTTTCTTTTTATATTTTTTTATAAGATCGACAAAATATAAAGTATTATCATCTTTTTTTCCAAAATGTTCTTGACACATTTCCATATATATTATCGCTTGTGCATCTTTTTAAGTGTTTCAGCAAGGATTGCTTGTTTTCTTGTTGTGGGATTCTTACTATGTGTTGCTTTCTCTAGTTTTTCCATGGGAATAGGCTTTCCCTTCTTAGCACCTAATTTCTTACGTAATGCACCTTTATGTTCTGGATTAATAGCCTTTTGAATGAATTTTTTATCTTGTTTCTTCATTTCCAAATGCTCCTTTTAATGATTCATTGATATGTTTTCCAATATTAATCGCAGATTCCACGGCACTTCGTGTATTCTCTGCATCGACTTCTGCCAATTTGATTTCATTTTCTACATCTGCATTTCTTATTTTGCTCATCACTTCAAGGAATTTCGTCTCAGAATCTCGCTCTTTTAGTTCAAGATTAGCCGATGCTATCTGAGATTGTTGTTGAAGCGCCATCATTTCGATTTGCGTTTGTGTCGGTGCTTGCAACTCTTTTTGTGCTTGCTGCATCATCATAGATTGTTGTTGCGCCTGCATTTGTATTTGTTGCATTTGCTGTTGTGAAGCAACTTGTTGTTGCTGTTGCAATTGTTGTTGGAATTCTTGTGCTTTTTCTTTTAGATCATCAATTCCACGTATATCAATATTATCGAGTAAGACTGGCAATCCATATTGATTGAAAAATTGTGCAAATGTTTGAGAAGCTTGTGTAAGAGATACAATAGTTTGTAATGCAATTTCTTTTTGCATAGCGAAATTAATGCCGGTCTCAACTTTAACTTGCATATTATTAGGATCGTAATTCATATAAAGCGACCCTTTTTTATTGATTTCAAAATATTCTCTTTTTCCATCCGGAAGCAAGATAGGAAGGCTTCGAGGTGTCCTGTAATATTTTGGAATCAAGTCCACAACGATTTGTGACACACGATTTAATCCTTTTATATATCCAACGATAAATGGAACGGAGGCATTATTGCTTTGTATTGCGCTCCTAGCAAACGCAATCCCTGACATTTGACCATTATTTTGACCAGCTGCTCCATCGTAACTTCCTAAAATAATTTGCGTCATTTCATCAGACATTCTGAAAGTTTCAGCAATTTGAGGCGGAATAGGCGTTCTTACAATTTCTCGAGGAGGCGGTAAAACAACGGTTGGATTATTGGTATCTAAGAAATGGTTATATATTAACGTATCTGCCTTTTGTACATTTTGATACGCATTTTGATAATCGGCTGGAATAGATTCTAAGGCTACGACAAATTTATGTTGAATCGTATTTTCAAGTTCATTGCCAAGCGATTGGCCAGCAAGGTTTTTGAGTCGTTGTATACCCATCGCATGATAGACATAAGGTCTTGTCATTTGCGTATAAGAGCCGCCTTCTTTCAAATTAACACTATTTCCATCCACAAATACTAATGGCAAATATTTATAGTTTGTTTCAACGACATCTAACAGTGCACTTTCACAGAATCGATAGCGAACTATTTTTTCAATAAATGTCTTTCTCTTTTTTACGACTACCGGAGGTTGAGCAATGATGCCTTGTTCTTCCCATTCTTTTAAAAAGCTATCATATTCTTTTTGTGTAACCGCATGACCATTGGATAATTTAAGAATGGTTTCCTTACGACATTGCTTTTCATAGTAATCACAGACGAGAACGATTTCTTCTTGCTCATTTTGAAAAGACCAATCAAATCCAGATAAAGACCTGGTAAATTTCATATCTTCTGTAATTTTGGAGCCGAATTCATCCTCAAATTCGGCGCGGGTCATTGGATGAAGTTCCCCACAAAATCGTCCATCGCCTTTATGAGACGTTCTAGCAAGAGGATCAAATACGCACAGGGTTGGATCAAACGCTCTTTCGATACAAATATTCTGCTCAAAGCTCATTTCATTAACATAATCGGTATACACACGCATGACAGAAAAACCACCAGCTAGTAAATCCGAATAAATGTTATATTCAAGCATGTCATTTGCGCCATCAAAAAAGATCGCACGAAGATGGGCTTCAATAACATCTAATGTCGCCACAAATTGCTTGGTTAACATGGAAAGCGGGATTCCGTCTGCTGCTCGAACGCTAAGAGACGGTTGTTGCTTGGCAAATTCTCCGCGAAGACGTGATATATAGGCCTCTAGAATATTAAATTCTATGGTTGGCATACCTCTATCGGCCAACGTTCCGGCTTCAACATCATCTAAGGATGTTTTAAAGACGAATTTCGTAAATTTTTCATAACGAGACACATTGTCATGAAAATATTGTTGGGCTTCTTCAACAGATTTTTTAAGTTCTTTTAACCTATCGGTATGCTTTTTAGCTATATCTGCCATATTGTGCCGTCCTGGCTTTTATTTTCCGTTGCAAGGATTGATTCATATTAGTCAGAATCTGTTTCCTTTCCTCGTTCTTAGTGTCATTAGAATATATTGTTTTTTCAATTAAAGCGATACGAATAGCATCGGCTAATGTATCTGCAATATCATCATGACGATGCGTATTGTTGGCTGTAATTTTACTCATATGCTGAATACAATTATCCATGTGTCTGGCATTTCTTGTAAATGAAATTCTTTTTGAGGCGATAAAAGGCTGCATTTCTAAAAATCGTTGCGTTTTACTCCCAGATGAAACACTTCGTTCAATTTGCCGAATACTCATTCCCCTTAATTCTTGCAGAACACTCAGTAAAGTAACGCCCGTGGATTTCTTTTCAATCGCTGCCATTAAAGGAGGTTTTTTATACATAACACAATTACTATAGAAATCCATGAACCGTTCTTTTAAATCCTTTGGTTCTATGCGAATTTCTAAGCAATCAATCCAATGAACGCCTAAATCACCTGTCTTTCGTCCCATCGTTTCAATTTCATATATACCCCAAAAGCTAAAGACAGTGGCATCATTCCATGATTTATCAGTTTCGGCTGTATCTGCGGTGATAAAGGTAGTCAGGCAAATCGGTTCTTCTTCAAGAGTTATAAACCATTCCGGCCTAAATAATCCCCCTCCCGCCGGCAATGGATCTTGTTGGTATTGGCTAGCAAATACGTAAGGTGATTTTTCCTGAAGCGCTAGTAGTTTTTCTTTTGGCATCATCTCCGGATACAATGCATTTCCCGCATCATCGAGACCTTTCAGAATAGTTGTGTGCCATTCATCTACATCTTTGCCGCTTAAAAAGAAATCCGTTAAATCCGCTTCATGCACTCTTTGTCCAATGTAAATGATAGGCACATTAACACCTCGACATCGCTGCCTAATAGTTTCATCATAATTATCAATGACACCCTGGCGTATGGTATCGCTATGTGCTTCATCTGGTTTATGTGCGTCATCTAAGATTACACCGCCTGTAAATCTACTTAATCCAGGCAACCCAGCATCTTGTCCTGTAATAGCACCTCCTGAACCAAATGCCTTTATTGATCCTCCTTGGATGGTTTTGAACGAATCTTTAGCTCTACTATCTGGATCAATCTCAACATTAAATAAATAACGGTACATTTTTGATGAAACAATAGAACGAATAAAAGATGTATGCTTCGTAGCCAGTTCATGGGAATAAGAAATATAAAGATAATTGGCATCTGGATAGCTAGCCCATCCCCACGCGGCCCACATACTAACTAAAGTTGATTTTCCACATCCTGGTGGCAAATTAATAATTTCTCGAAGGATTTGAAGACGCATTACGGATGTTAAAGCACGACAACACGTAATATGGTGGGATTCCCTTCCGGTTGGGATAGATATAATGAATTTTCGTCCCGTAATATATTCAAAAAAATAACGGGTAAATTCAATTAAGGAACCTCTTAAACGAGAAGCTTGTTCTTCCTTTTCATAATCTATGACGATATTGTTCGTCATGTTTCTTCCTTGAAGATAAAATATTAAGAATAAGTATTTGGAGAAAAAGGTATATACACATTATTTTTAAGTTCAATTTCTCGTGTATGATTAACTTCTTCTAGAATGTCTTTACCTTTTAAAGCACCTTTTGATTTTAAAAAGGCTGCAACCCTACTATGCGATTTTTCGCTAGCATAATCCAAAGCACTTTTATTATTACGATCCAAATAATTAACGTCCGCCTTCTTTTCAATTAAGAATTTTACGCAATCTAAGTGTCCTTCTTCGGATGCTAACATAAGCGCCGTCTTATCTTTAAATCCTTTGAAAAATGTACAAATAGAGTCAGGAATTCCTCTACTATTAATAGGAAACTCTTTACCAGCAATCTTTGTGTTTTGTATAAATATATCTTTAAGAGACTCAAGATCGCCATTATAAGCAGCTGATTTTAAATCTTCGATTATTATTTTACGATCTCTACAAGGCATTGTATAAGCAAATGAATCTTTAATTGCCATCATAAAATCAAATGGTTTAGGTATAGAATCTTCACTAATGTAAGGATGTGTCATAGGATATCTATCATCACAATGATGCTCATCCGAATCTTCACTGATAAATCGTCTGCTTAATTCTTTTTTGAGTCTTTTAAGCTCTACTTCTTTCATATCTCTTTGAAGTGCACTTTTTACATTTTCCCTTTTTAATTTTTCATTTTCTTCCATCAGTTTTTTAATTATTTCATCTTTATTAACGTCATCTTTTGATTGCATATAAATTATCCTCACGTGTTTTATTTATATTTTCCTGACTTCGTTTATATCTTTCTTCATGAAAGACAGGTCCATAATATATAAAAGCATTTTCAACCTTACGTTGGCCTGGATAAAATAATATCTTTTCTACGCTTTTTATTTTTTTACGCTTTTCTTTTTGTTCTTCTTCTTTTGTCCTTATATGATCCTTTTTAGATAGAGAACCATGAAGCGCCAATCTTTTTAAATAGTTACAAATCTTCTCTATAAATCTACAAATAGCATAATATTCATTTTTTATATC